CTGTGACTGTTCCAAAGAATGGAAGGTCATCTAAAATAGCCAAAAGCTCTGCATCAATGGATGAAACTGCTGAAAACATGCCAAGGTCCTCAACGATGTATGCTGCCATGTTCGTTGCTGCTAATATCGCCAGGATCTCCTCAATGGAAAGCCCCTTGTCTTCCAATTCCTCAATTTCAGAGATGAAAGCGTCTTGCGAACTCTCAAAAGATGCTATATACTCATCTGCCGGCATTTAATCTCGCAAGTAATGGAGTTTCTGGAGCTTCAGCCTGCTGTATAGACTCTTTAAACCTCTCTATGGACTCAGCGTCTGCATCTGGATTATTATATGTGTACCAATCAACATGCGCTGAATGTCCGTCCACACTGGAGAGATTATTCCTGATTCTCCAATCCCAATATTTGATCTCATCATCGATTGTCATTATTGACTTCGGCTCAACAAAGTCTACCTGAAAGTCCTCAGCGAGCTTTGTGTTCGTCTGTGCTTCAATGATCTTCCTGTCTATAGCGTATCGTGCCTTCTCAAATGGACGCCATGTGTCTTCAGTGATGGCAATTCTTTCGTCAATTAACTCCGCTTCCTGGATAGAAAGTGCCACTGCACTGGGAGCGTTGCCACGTTCATCGGCAAACTTGACTCGTATATTGTTATTTTGAAGCGTTGCTTCAACCATGAAGCGGAGTGATGCTATGATCTGATCCAAACTTCCTGAAGGAGATGATATTCCAAAATTTGAGCCTTCCGGCAAATAAAGCACACGATCCACACCCAGTTCTACCCTCGAAGAATCATCGACTCCGCTGATGTGTTTTATCCCTACTGCACCGAAGCGTACAGCAAGGGATAATTCTGTCATGCCTACAGAAGTGGAGAGATCAGCTCTTACTACATCATCTGCTCCTGCAACAAACCAATCACGCACTGGTTGTGAGCGATGAAGAAAAATAACAGGCAAAACATCATATGGATTGAGATCCTGTTCATTCATGCTGATCTTCTTCATATCTGTATCAATTAAAAAGTGCATTCCAGGATAACCGGGGCGTGATTCTGTCCATACTGCGTACTTTAATTCCTTTGTACGAGCATTTCCGTGATTCTCAATGGCAAACATCACACCATATGGCTTATTCTCACCCTCCATGAACATCGGCTCAAAGAAAGGGAGAAGGTCATACTCCACTCTCTCAGTCAATGCGTTCCATCTGCACCTGAATGCCATTGTACCTAATAAAAATGTCATTCTCTCAAGCTGTCGTCTAATGGCATTTAGACCATCTATATCAATATTTTTCCTGTATTCCTCAATGCTCTCACCTATCATCCTGGGCGGACGCTTGTATGTGGTTGACCTGATTGAACATACACGGCGAGTTAAATTCTGTGTGAAAATGGGGATCTGCTGCATAGACTGAGATCCGAAATACTTCTTTACATAATCTTCTGTATATCCCTCAAAGAAATCAAGATTATACTCTCTTTCCCTGTTTCTCTTATTCTCAAAATGATTAATAGATGAATTAAGACTGTTGATCACAGCCTGTTGTGACATATCTCCTGAGACTACCATGGAAGCACCTTCGCCATTCTGTTCTTAATAGGAAAAAGATTGCAGATCATGTATCTGAGAGAGTCGCACACATGCTCAAATCTCCCATCCTTTAACGGCTCTTCTTTCACTCTCTGATCCTCCTTCTTCTCTGGATATCTATAATTCTCATAACTCTGTATACTCCCTTTACATTTCTTATCTACGAAAAAGTGTGGATCTCCATTTGCATCTTCAAACCACCTTCTCATATGACTCACCCCATTGACCACATTGCGTGTCATCCTGTCCCTCTTAAACTTCACAGGCATTCCCATTCTCCTGAAGATCTCAATGTCACTGATCCCACTCTGTGCGTTCACACCGCCACCAGCCGGATCTCCGAAATATCCTGTGATTCTATATGGAAAAGCCTTCACACGCTTTGCTAATTCCTCAGTTTTCATGTTCTCTTCCATTGCGATCTCATCTATCTGGTATATGTCAGGGAGATCTTTCGATTTGCTGAAGTCGATCTGACAGACAACAACTCCGGGCTGTCTATACCCGAAATCAATTCCAACGTATGTGGGTAAATGCGAGTTGTATCTGATGGAGCGTACCTGGGTGGAGCGGTCGAATGGGAGGACCTTCCCTGAGAATGAGGTAAATGCAGCTTCATATTCTTGGAGGTACGTTTCACGAGTCAGCGTTCGCTTGAGTTCTTCGATCTCATCATTGAAATACGGAGACTCTGTGGATGAGTGCTGCCATGAGTCCCACTCTGGATATGTGTCATCCTGCCCATTTCTGTACCACTTCTCAAAATGATTAAAGCCCCTGGGGGTGCTGACCATGAGCGCCCATCCGTTTCTGTCTGACAGTGTAGGTCTTAAATTCTGTTCCCATACAATTTTCTTTATCGCTGCTGCTTCATCAATTACCAAATAGTCAATGCCGTTTTATAAGTATGAACGCCGAAGCGTTCAGCCTTCTCCTATAAGACTGTCAGGCGAATCCGCCGACTTCACTGAAAGCTCTGAATTCAATCCTGCTATCTTCAGGTAGTACAGATCCCCATTGACTTCCTTCTTGTTTGCAATGGGCAAATGCATCTTCTGGATCACTTCTTCCTTTACGATCCTGGCTATCTTCTGACCAAGGTCGTAACTGGGTGCGACAATCCATCCTCGACTATTCGGGGTTAATAACCATGGGAGTATCTCGTAAGCCGCAGAATACGACTTGCCAGATCTACGCCCTTGGCAATTTATCCGAAATCTTGCTCGGGAGTTGTGGATGTCCAACTGCTGTTGAGTCGGCTGATAGCCTAATAAACTCCACAACTTCTTCCGATTGAGAACCTGTCTGATCAATATCTTCGAATCCGCATGATTTTAATACTGACTCCAAATTATTTGTTGCTTCAAGATCCGTCTTGTCACTCTGACCGAGATAGTTTTTGCCAAGGAAAATTAATCAAATGTTGCAGTGAGTTTTTTATCTCACATCTCAGGCTTTCGCCTGAGTATCGGCATATCTTTTCATCTCAGTGAGATGCAGCGGACTCGTGGATGGATTATATCTTTTCACCATCTATGCTCTGCCCCTGACTACACTTTGTGCAGCCTTCGGTTCGGGTTGGCGTAATGTGTAGCTTCCCCGCTTAATTCCGCTGTAATAATTCATATAATCGCTTATATGAACGCCAAACTGTTTAGCGATGTATTTCCATGTTCAAGCGCACCTTTCCATTGTGCCTGGCGCAATTTTATCTTCATGTCCTGCCTGCCCTGGTCGTATGCTTCTCTGAATTGCTGGCGTATAGTTCCTTCGTCACAAGCGAAGTATTTAGCGATCTCAAAGAATGAACATCCGAAGCTGGCAAGCATGCGGACTTTGGCTCTTGGTATTTTTCTTACTTTCATCACCTATACTAGAACGGACGACACTTTCTTTAAAACTCTGTACCAATGGACCTTCGCTGTGGACGTTCCTATGCCCAGTTCTTCTCCGATCTCACGGAATGTGAAGTTCTTTAATCTCAGATGACATACCTCAAGCTGACGATCACTGCATATATCATATATGGCGTAAGCAGCGAGTTGGAATCTTCTGAGTTCAGGAGAGATGAATCCGCTTTTGAAAAGACCTAACTTTTCAGAGTACTCTTCAGCGAGAAGCACAGCGTCTTCCAGGCGAGCGAGGTCAGCGTCAGTGATGTTTTCCATTGTGCAACAGGAATGTAACACTTTTGAGTGTTTACAAAAAAGGTAAGAAAATTCTATGACACACTAAGTCGCACCATCCTGAAGCTCCTTGGTGGACCGCCCTCTCACCCCCCTAAAATGTATAATTAATCCACTTGACTCAGACGAGCCAGCGGCAAAGTAAACTACACTACACTAAATTTGATCCGATCCAACCGACCTGGTGAAGATTGTTCGCTTTGTTAAACTTTGCGCTTTATTAGAGTCTTGACAAATCATTTGGAAGTGTTGCAAATATGTTGTAAGATTGGGAAGTACATGCAAGTATTTATTAATTAACAAGAGGACATAAACAATGAGTGACTTAAAAACAATGTGTAAATCATTTGCAGATGATATAACAAATGGCGAGCTGGCTTTATCTGAATATGACTTTATAGATAATTGTTTAGATATAAGATATATAGTAGATAGCAAATGTCAATACCTTGGAGCGCAATTATTAGTTTCATTTGGCGGACCTAATATCTGGATACATACAATGGATAATACAGTAAGAGGGTATTGGTATAATGAAAGAGAAGAGGTATCATTCACTGATAATATAAATCTAGATGATACATGCTCTGAGATATACTCAGAAAACATGAGATGTAGCAAGTAAGTACACACTGGGGAGTGTGGGAAAATTTCATGCAATTAACAAGAGGACAACACATGCAATATCAAACGGGCTTAACATTAAAGAGTAAAAATAAAAAAACCGGGCCAATCCCTGTAAGTACTACCACAAGTAAAACATGTCCAACGACATGTCCATTCAA